CAAAATAAAAAGACGACTGCTAAGCCGCCTATTTGATATTTATTTTATAGTGTGTTAATTTATAAATAGAAAAAGGGCAACATGCGGAAACATGTCGCCCTAGTGAGCCCGTTAAAAAGACGGTGACTAATTTGATATATGATTTAAATAACCATCAAACCCGTCAAAGTTGAGATGGTTATTTTTTGTGACTTAATTTAACAATTGCGATGACCAAACCAAGTAAAGTAACGATAAACATACCGAAACTAAACATCAAATTTAGCGCATCAACAATAGATACCACAAAGGCGTCTCCTTTCTAAAGATTCCAGTAATGCCACCATAGGCACCACCTCCTTATACTCAGATAGCCACCATCTATCCAACTTGCTCATGAAATCTATCATATCACATTTTTACTTACATTTCCCAAACCAAAAACAAGACCAGAAGTTACGACTAAACAAACCTTTAAGCATTGTGCCCACCTCCTTAAATACCAAATATCGTTCTTAAAATTGTGATAATCAGTGAACCTAGAATTGTACCAATAAGCCCAAGTATCCAAGTTTTTAACTGTTGAATATTCTTTGCGTTCTTGTCTTTGATTTCTTTATCTAAATCTTTCTCTCTGATTATCACATCAAGTGTTCTATCCAGTTTTCCACTTACTTTTTCTTGCACTTTTTGACTTTCTTGTATGTTATCTAACTTTTTAAAGATAGTCTCACGGTCATCTTCTAACCGCTTAATACGCCATTCATGATCATAAAAGCGCCTGTTAAAAAGTCCAAACATTCCTCCCACCTACTTGTTTTATTCTATTTGTACCTTGCTTATAATTTACACAACTACGGGTTCAACTGTGATTTCAGGTGATAAGTCTGTTCTTTCAACTACTTCTTTAACTACTTTTACACGTTGCTTTTTGTTAGTTAATTGATATAACAAATTTAAAGTTTCTGCAATTTTCTTAGCGTTTTCTTCAGATGCAAAGTCCTGTGCGTGATTAATCATTTCTGAAGTTGTGAAATTTCCTACGTAATCTTGGTAAATCACTCGTTCTGCACCTTCTTTGTCGATTTGTACTAAAATAAATCTTTCTGTATTGTTGATAATTTCTTTTGCCATAACTAAATGACCTCCTTAAATTTTTTATAAAAATAGTGCTAAGGGTTACGCTTCCTCAGCACATTGTTGTTCTTCTTTATTTTCTTGTATATACGCTTTTAACATCGCGTTTTCTTGTGTTAATCTCGCAATTTCTTGTGACAAAAAATGTATTGCGTATTCAGGATTAGCTTGCAATCCTTGTTTATTGTCCTGCATTGATAAGTTCCTCCAATTTTTCGATTTTTAGTTGTTGGTCTTTGATGACAGGGATAAGATGAATCCATAGACGATCATACGCTATACCTTCAACTTCTCCTTTGTCATCGTATGTGACAAACTCTTTTAAACCCAGCGCTTCCACTTCTTCCGCAATCAATCCTACATATCTTTCAAGTTTATAGGTATCATCCGATAATTTTCTATCCTCTCTCAGCTCTTTAGCTAAGATTTCAGATTCAGCTTTATCAAACCATGTTCTTATCGGTAAGTTAAGAATCGCTTTTGAATGTTCCAATTGTTCCGCGCTATCATCATATTGATTTTCGATAGACAACTTATATTTGCGTGCTGAAGTCGCACGTCCAATCGTACCGGCAGAAGTAATGTGTAAATTCGCCGCAGCTGAATACGTACGTCTGTAAATTGAGTTAGAGGCTATTCTATCACCCGCGTCATCTGAACCAACAGATAGTAAGTCTGTACTCTGTATATGAATATACCTATTACCATCTCGTCGTTTGAGCATATTGAATTTACCATAACCTGCTTCAATTGTTGTATCTCCACCGGTTGAGTACTTACCATTAACAATTTGAACAAGACCTTTATTTCTTTCCTTAGAAAATCTGATACCTGCGCCGTAGTCATAATTTTCATCAGATCCAAACATGATATAACCATCACTTGAATAAGCGTTATCAGCGTTAGATAGTGTAAACGCAAAACGGTTTAATCCAGGTACTTTTTCAGTATTCGGATATAGATAAACAGGTGCTTGTTTACTTTGAATGTTAGCCGAAGCGTAAGAGTCGATTACAACACGGTTATAATCTGAACTAAGCGCGACAACACCGCCATATGAATTTATAGTCAAGCCACTCATACCACTATCGCTATACTTTTTATCCCACCATTGAATCGTACCGGATGAGCCCCCATCTTCACCTTCACCATCGATATATGTTGAAATACCAAAATGCGACATATAAAGCGAGCCGCCAGCGGTATTATTTCGGAAACGCAAATGTCCGTCTTTAAGACGTGTGAATATATCGTCAGTAGATCGTTTCCCTCGCCAAGTTCTTTGCACAATACCACCTAACTCAATAGAGTCGTTTTGTATTTGAACATAACGATTAGCGTTACCACCTTTAATACCAATCCGGTTAACATTAATGTCTAGACCTTCTGATGATAGGTTCAAACTATTGACGATATCGTTTTTATCGACTTTATCCTTCATATCTTGAATGAGTAAATTTATCTGCTTGTTACCGCTAATATCTATCTTATCTCCGTTCAACCTAATACCTTGAGGACCCACGTTTAAATATTGTGCAACACCGTTGTTATCGTGTCGAATTGTTACGCCTTCTGTAATGTTTTGAACAATTTCCGTTATTATGTTTGATAAAGTCTTATTGGATGCGTTAAATTCTTTCAGAGTAACGCGTGATGATATTTCTTGGCCGTTGTGCTCAATAGAGGTTTCCATTTGCCTCAGCTTTCTGTCAGTATTTTGATTGATACCGTCTGTGTACTTCTTAGATTTATCAAAAGCATTGTCTGCCTCTTGTGATGCGATTTCCTTAGCTTCTTGTAGTTTCTGCTTTGCATCATCAATTGCGCGCTGCTCTTCTTGTGAAACGATACCATCCGCATAAGCTTTGATTTCTAATTCACGTATTTTATCTTGTTCTTCACTATACTTTTTACTCTCAGCTAAGCCGCTTTGATATTCATTCAAAGTAACTTTATCTTTGATTTCACCTTTTAACGTTTTCCGTTCAGCTTCAGCTGTATTCAAACGTTCAACAATACCGTTTTTATCTGTTTTGTAATCAGATGTTTTAACATAGTCACGTAATTGTTCCTGCGTCATTTCTCTAGCTGCTTCAATAGTAGATTTAACTATGTTGGGCTCTCCGACTAACTGCAAATCTTCATTGACTGTTAAGCCAAATTTTGTTGCAATTGCTTCAAGCGCTTCTTTATACTTTTCATCAGAGTATTGAGATTGAAGCAGTTTAAACCTATCATCTATAGCAATTTTTACATCCTCTACATCTGTATAAACATCTTGCAGTTTCTTTCTATATTCAAGAAACAATGCTTGTGTATCTACCAATTGACCTATAGTTGCTGTTTCGGGTGTCATTGATTCTAAATTTGTTTTAATTTGATTATAAACATCAATCACAGCGCTAAGACTTGCTTGTAGGTCTGCTTTCAAATCATTATCTACTAGATACTCACTATTTAGTAACTGGGTAGCCTCTGATAAAAGCTTGGCGTGTTGTATAGCTAAATTAATAAATGTATTGTTCAACTCACTATACAACGCTTTTTCTCTTGTAATACCACCGATTTTTTCAACATCATTAACTGTTTCTTCACGCCATTCACCATTCCAATAACGCCTTAGTACTGCTACATTAGGATTACTTGTATCGTACCAAAGCATATCATTAACTGGATTTGGCGGCGGTGTATCAGATTTAATGATTTTACGTTCAAAATGTTCTAACTCACCTTCAACAGCTTCTGCAACAATGGTATTAATATTTGAAATATTGTCAGATAACCGTTGACGTATAACATCCAACCTTTTATTGAACTCATCTCTTAACTCAGATTCTTTAAATTCTTTTGATTGTCCAAAAGTATATTTACTTTCCTCTGAAATCAAATCATATTCTTCTGAGATTACTTCGGCTTCAATATATAACGGTGGATTAAAATATCTATCTTTAACCCTTAAGGTATCACCAATAGAAATGACTTCATGAGGATAGGTTGGCTCTAAATCTAAAGCATTTATCTCATAAGACATAATGGCAGACTTACGTTTATTTAACTCCGTTTTAGCAAGGGTCTTTAAACGTGCTTCAGTCATGTTTTGGTCGTCTGATTGTGGTTCATAAATACCCCATATATAACGTGACTGTAAGTTGAATTGTTTTTGTGCTTCATCATCAGTCACAATGAGTTCTAAACGTTTACCTTTGTCATTTTCTGGTCCAATCGCAACTAACGCTGTTTTGACTTCGGACATATCTATCTTTCTAGTTAAACCTGTTAAATCTTTACCGTATTCAATTTCTTTACCTTTAAACAAACTGTTTTTCTTTTTTAATACAACATAACGACCTTTTACAGTATTTGCGCCAAGTTCAATATAAAAGTCCATCACCATTTTGTACGTTGTACAAAGTTGTTTTAACACTTCATACCTTGTTTGGTAAGATGTCCACGATGTTGTACGCAAGCCATCGTATTCAGTTTGTTCTGAGACCTCCCAACCTGTATCACTTAAAACATCTTTTAATGCTTCTGATGTACTCTTTTTCTCAAACTTCCCAGGCGAATAAGGTTTTGCGGTAGTGATATCAGATAAATACGAAGCTGTACATTCTATCTCTGTATAGCCGCCTAAAGTATCTTGAACCCAATCAATAATGAATTCTCGCCACTGTTTGTTGGAATCTCTTATAATGACTCTGTGACGCTCTCTAAACTTTTCAGCTCTTTTTGATAATATCAATAAGTCTAACGTCTCAGAATTATCATTAACGTTTCGCTTATGATTAGCTTTTATTAACGCACCATCATCTGTTGAAATGAAATCGATGATATTGTCATTAAAATCTAAAACATGTATCAAGTAGTAACCTCCTTTCTATAAATATCTATCTTGCCATTTTACTTTTGTGTCAAAAGTGTTTTCTGGTTGTATGATTAATTCAGAATACCCTGTCGCAATGTTGAAATAATTACTTCCAAACGACTTTTTGGATAGACCAGGTTCTTCATTAATCACTACACTTTTAGCTCGCATATCAATTTTAACCAAATCACCTTTTTGTATGATGACTTCTCTAGCACCTTTTGGTTTTGGTAAGATTTCAGTATTAAATGAACCTAAGCCGTTCATCTCCATCCATTTGTAACCTGTATACTTGGCACTGTATATTGAAATAGCTGCGACTTGACGCTGATAAAACTTGCCACCATCAACCCAAACGCTCTCATTTACATCTAAAGGTTTTAACCTGTCAGGGTCTTTGATATGGTCAAACTTCCATGTCTTGATATAAAACGTATTACCTATTCTTCTTAACCTCATGTATACAACGATTCTATCTTTGTTATACATCATCGGCTTATTTTGGTAATCATATATCTTTAGCGGGTCTCCTTGTTGATTAAACAGCGTGACGACAATATGACCAATCTTTCTATCATGATACTTGTTTTCATAACCTATAGAAGCAATGAGTTTATTATCAGTATCATAAATATGTTGTGCTGTTCTCCCGGCCCCTTTGTCCTTTTGTTCCACAATACACTTATAAGTGATTTGAAAATCTTTCACGGCTTTTGGTAAACCTCTTTTTGTGCCAGCGCCTACCCAACCTTTATCACTTGGAAAATTGGTAGCTTTGTACCCTTCACCTAAATTAGAAATAACAAAATCCCCGCCGACTTTTCCACCTAAGTATTTATCAGGAATATCACCCGATAACATTTTGTTCCAACCTTTAAAATCTCGAAATTCAGTGTGGTATACAGGCGGCATATAATCTTTGACTTCTTTAGTCACTTCGTCATCGCCGACCATGAAATAATCTTCGTCATTTTTAGTAATCATAAAATAACTAGACGGTTTAAGCGCTCTTGCTTCAACAATAATAGGTGTATCCGCAGTACCACTATTAACTACAGAGACTTGGTCAGAGATAGCTGTATTGAGATTTCTTTTCTCACGATATTTATATGGATCGGTAAGCACGACTTTGATTGTAAATTGTACAGGAGTAGTCAAATTTTTAGGTAAGTTGATAGGTCCTTCAAAATGCGCATACCAATACCAGCTTTTTGAATTGAATTGTAAGGTGACAGCTTCGTCGTGGTTGAAGAACTTCACTAAATCATGCAGCACGTCGTCGTGATTTTTCACACCTCCAGAAGCTAGATAATCATTTCTAATTCCTAAAGGTAAGTCAAAACTATAACTTTCCAATTTCCTGCCTTTATAAACAGAACCTGAACGACCTTCTATATTTTCAGTTTTTACTACGTAATTAAAAGAGGGTATTTCAAACCCTCTTCTGATATACAACCACGGAAGTGTCTTCCCATTAACTTTAATTGTATCTATCATCAGTACACGACACCTCCTTTTCTAAATCTAGCTGTAGTTGATACTTTTCTTTCTCTTCTGTCGACAGAGTGATTTACTTCACTATCAAAAGTGTATTTATCAATCACCGGTTCGTAATCTTTATCCGCAATAACTTCGTTAGATTTCGCTATTTGCAATAGTAAGGTTATTTGTTGTTGCTGTTGTTCAATCATTTTCAACAACAAACTAGGGTCTTCAAAACCGTTTAAGTTTGACAATTGACTAGGTCGTTTGTTCTTGCCCGTGTTTTTCCCTCTTACCTCTGCAGCTGCATAATGCAACATTTTCATAGCTTCATTTTTACGTGCTGGATCAGTAGGTATTATCCATTCTGGATATCCTTCTTCTCCTAAGTGGTACAATCCGTTGTAGACTTTGCCACCAGTAGCATAAGCGTAATCACCAGCGCGTTTGAACGCAGCTCTCCATGAGCCTGTTCTCGGTACCCATTTACCCACAATATATCTCATAGCCGATATAGCTTGATGAGTTGGGTTGAGAGGATTATTGTAACCCGACTTTGCGTACGCTCTAAATGAAGGATCTATCATTTGGAACATACCTCTTGAAGGTATACCAGCTCTTGCGTTGCTATCCCAATTATTAACTGCATTAGCTGTATAATTGGATTCACGTCTTGCTACACGCATCATTTCGTGTGTAATCCAGCTAGCTTTGTATTGACCTCCAAGTATATTTTGAGCTGTTCTAATCGCTCTGCGCGCATTTTCAGAACCACTCCCTCCAGGTGAATTCTTTCCACCAGTTTTGTCGTTTTTCCGTAACCAAGGAATAGGGTCTGTCGAATACCTATTAGACTCTCCGCCTTGATTGACTTGGAAATGTAAATGGCGGTAATTAGTCATAGAACCTGTATTACCTGATTTACCAATTAATTGACCAGCTTTAATTTGTTCACCTGTTCTACGCAATTGTTCAGATAAGTGCATGAACCACAAGAATGTTCGACCTTTTTGAACAGTAATTGCTTTACCGCCACCATAGTTGTCATACCAACTTCTAACACGTCCACCCATTGGCGTACGTATAGGGGTGCCAGTCGGCGTATCATAGTCAACACCATGATGAACGCCTCCGTTAAATGGATAATTGGGGTTAGGAGGTTTTGGCGGTGCTGAATAAGGCTGCAGTATTCTGAAACCATCAAACACAGAACCATCTCCCGCTTGGCTCTCTAATCCTTCTTTTATCCAATTAATCGCCTTACTTTTAATCTTATTCCAAGACGCTTTTGTTATATCGCCAACAATACCCATACCTTTAGTTAGAGAGCTAAAGTCAACACCAAACGCTTTGAGCACATAATTTAAAAGCTTACCCGGATTATCAATAAAGTCCATTACATCGCCAACTTTATCGCCAAGCCATTTGGTACCTTTACCTATTTGATCTTTTGTCCAGTTAAATGCCGATGATGCACCGGATTTAATATCTTTCCACACAGTACCTATACTAAATCTTGGAAGCGTTCCATTTAACATTGAATAAGTTTGTGCGCCGTTATATACTTTTGAACCTTTAGGTAAGTACGCTGTTGTATCTGTATTAGGTGTGATTACACGTTTACCATTAGGGAATTCAATCATTTCATTTCTAAAACCATTTGGACCATTTCCGCGTCCCTTATCTCCAACTGTAGCGAATGTGTCACGTGCAATCTTACCGTTCTTAACTAATCTTGTAGTAGTATGCGTATGTTCAGTACCAGTGTGTAACTTCGGTATTTTGTCCATACCCAACTTACCACCGACCCAGTTTAAACCTTCAATTAATTTATTAAGACCTCTTTTAACAGCGTCTACCATACCACCGATATGATCTTTAATTTTACCAATGATAGATTTTAAACCGTCACGCATGCTTCCAAAGATGTTACGCACTCTATCCCATATGCGACCAGCTATACCTGCCGTGTTATCTTTAATAGAGTTCCAGATGTTTGACATCCAATTTCTTAATTTGGTAAATATGTCTTTCGTCGCATTCCATAAACTTGTGAATTTAGACCTTACACCCGTAAATAACGAATGAGCCTTACCGACTGTATTACTTTTGATATTATTCCACGTGCTAGATAACCAGTTTTTCATATTGGTGAAAATAGATTTAACACTATTGAACAAAAAACCAAAAATACTTTTCGTCGCATTCCAAATTGCTGATAAAGATTTACTGAATATACTTCTTATTACGTCCCAAATTCCTGCTATCAATCCTTTTAGCAACCCGCCAAAGTACCTAACAATACCAAGTGTTTTACCTACAAACCATAATTGAACTAAATTCCAAATTAATTGAACTGCTCCTTTAAGAATCATCACAACGGCGTCCCAAACTCCTCGCCAATCACCAGCGAATAAACTTGAGAAGAACTTAATCAAGCCAAGTATGATATTTAAAGCACCTTGTATTACACCTTTTATGTTCTCCCAAGTACTGACAATCAAGTATTTTATCGCCGGCCAAATAAATTGCATCACTTGCCAAATTGCAAACATGATTGGTTTAATAACAAAGTTTAAAATGCCGTCAAATATAGTCTTGATAAAGTTAAACACGTTTTGTAAAGCTTGTACTACAGATGTGCCATTTTCATTAAAGAAACTGTTTATTTGTTCCCAAATACCTTTTGCGAAATCAACTATTGCTGATATGGCTTGATTAAAAATGTTTTTAACTGAATCGATAAAAGGCTGTATGAATTGAATGAAATTACTGAATGTTTGTTTAACGCTATCAATTGCACCATTAACAAAATTTCTAAACGTTTCAGATTTCTTATAAGCAACTGTAAATGCGACTGCTAAACCAGCCAACACGCCTAATACGATACCTATTGGACCAGTTAAGGCTGTGAATACAGTTCCTAGTAAAGGTACTTTGGCAGATAAAAAACTAATCAAACCGCCAGCTTTTGCAATACCGGCTAACAATGGCGCCAGTACAGTTACCGCATTACCAATCGTACTTATGAATGCACCTAGTCCAAAAACTACAGGACCGATTGCTGCTGCAATACCACCAAATATGACAATACTTCTTTTTGTACCGTCACCTAAACTTGAAAACCAATCGACAGCTACAGAGAGTTTGCTAATTAAATTTTCCATTACTGGCGCAAAAGCACTTTCAATAGATGACCAAACATCAGCGCCAACTAATTTAAGTTTATTCATTGCTACTTTAAAACGTTCTGAACCACTTTCAGAATCCTTAAACGTTTGATTTACTGTTCCTTGTGAATCTTCAATAGTTTTTAAGAACTCTTGGTAACTGAACCGTCCACCTTTAATAGCATCTGCTAAATCGGGACCTGCTTTTGCACCGAATGCTTCAATCGCTAAACTTGTTGCGCTAGCTATATCTGGTGTCTTCTCAATTTCTGCCAATGTCTTTTTAAATTCTTCTCTCGGGTCTTTGCCTGCTTTTCCCCAGTTTGAAATTGCTTTCTTTAAACCACTAAATGAGATTTCAGTATTTACACCCGACTTCTCCCATTGAGAGAATAAAGCGATAGATTCTTTCATCTCAAAACCCATTGCTCTCATTGGTGCACCGTATTTAGTAATACTATCAGCCAAAGTATCAACACTTATGCCGCTAGCTTGAGCTGCTTTCGCTACCATATCTAAAATACTTTGGTATTCATCTGCTTCAATACCTGCGTCACCCATTGCACGTGTTATGAGTTGAACAGCTTGAACACCATCAGTACCAGTTATATGACTAAATTTCAAGAATGATTCCGTCGCACTTTCAAGTTCTTTACCAGTAAAGCCCAATCTAGTGTTAACTTCTCCTAAAACACCGCCTACAGTTTCAGCATCTGCTGGGAAGTTGCCGTAAACATCTTTGAATGAGTTTTGTAACTTTTTAAGCTCGCCACCAGTTGCGCCTGTAGCCTGAGTAACAGTATCTAATCCTTTATCAACTTCTGCAAACGCCTTTCCTGATGCAGCCGCAATACCTAATACGGGTGCAGTAATACCAATACTTAACCCTTTACCAATGGATTTTAAACCATCGCCCATTTTGGTTAGCTTTGGTCCCATATTTTCAAACATTTTACTGGTCTTGCCCCAACCAGACTCAGCCATACGCTGTGCTTCAACCTGTGCTTTTTTAAATTCTTCAAACTCAGCAGATGTTTTTTGTAATTCTTTTTCTAGATAATTTAATTCATTAGCCTGTTTATTGTACTCTTGCCTTAACTTTTGAGCTTCTGCGCTGTTTTCACCTTGCTCTTTAGCTGCTTTATCATATTGTTTGGCTAAGTCGTCAACATTCTTTTTGTAACCTACAATGGTACCGTCCAATTCTTTGATGCGTTGTTTATAGCTGTCTGTTGATTTTTCAGTATATTTGAAGTTATTTCCAGTCAATTTTAAATCAGAGTTCAAAGTCTTAAAACTTCGCTTGATTTCTGTAAGTGACCTATTTAAACTTACCGCATCTAAATCTAAACCAATAGACAACCCTTTGATTCTTTCACCCATGTTTTACCTCCTTTCTTAAAAATTTCAAAAAAATAACCTTAACCAATACGGCTAAGGTTAAAATGCATCAATTAAAGCCTCAGCTTTTTCTTCTGAAACTTCATTGTTTTTATTTCTGTAAATAGAAAGCATGTAATGAAATGGCATATTCAACACTTCATTAGCATCTTTACCATTATCTATTAAATCCATCATGAGTGTGTCCATATTATTCAACATAGCCTTGTACGTTAAATCTTCTGGCTTTATTTCATGTTCTGGATAAAATTTCTTGTTTCCTCTGTTTGTTGTCCTTGAGTAATAAACACTACTTGTTCTTGAAGGGCCTTCATACCATCAGGAGCATGCAAACGTTCTTTCAAATCTTTAACAGTGAATTGGTTGTCATAAATTTTAACTACCATATCCATTAATTTATCTGCTAGCTCTTTAGGTTTCATTTCATTTTCACTGTTTTCCATTTCATCTACTAAGTCAATAGATTCATAAACCATTGAAAAAGGAATAAAATGAGGTGTCAAGAACGTCTGTAGTTTGATTTCAGTTGCTTTCGGGTCTTCTACTAATTGAATGATGTTACGTTTTAATTTTGCCATTTTATAATACTCTCCTTATTTTTCAAATAAAATAGAGGGCGTAACCCCTCTTAAGCTTCTACGTTTATTGTTATTGAATCACTCTTATTACCGGCTGTTGCTTTTACAGTAGCTACACCTTGTGATTCTGCTGTAATTTGTCCGCCTTCACTTATTGAAACGACATCTGATTGCGATGTTGTGTATTTCACTAAACCTTTATAACTATCTGGTTCTACAGTCACATTAAGATCATACGTCTCTCCAACGTGCAATGTTTTAACCTTATCTGGAATGTTGACCGACTCAATCTCTTTATCAGACAAAGTCGGTTCCGTTACAAAGTTTCCGTATCCTCGATTACGTACGCGTCACCTAAGTGTTTCTTTAAAAACGCTTGTTCTCCTTTTTCACCGTCGCCATTATGATTTTTCATATTAGCTGAATCAAAAATGTATTTTCGTACAGGTTTTTGATTGTTAATCAGTGGGAATAACGCTTCTCCTTCCACTTCTTCACTTGAGAAGTCCCAGTCTTTCTCAGCTGTTTCACCATCAATTTTAGGGTTTGTAAACATGACTTTAGGTAATAAAACAGTTCTAAATGTACCATCACGGCGTTCTTGACGGAACCATACCGCTACATAGTTATTTTGTTTACCTTGTTCTTCACCATAGACACCGTCATCATCGTATTTCTCGTTAAATACAATTTCGCGTATCTCTTTTGGGAAAGCGTGCATTTGTAATGAAATCTTACCTTCACCGTCTGTGTTTCCAGATTCAATAGGCCCACCATCAGCATAAGCTGTTTTTAATTCCCCACCTGTTTCAACGCCAATTTTTTGTAAACCTCTTGTTTTTGTAATATCACTGTATTCTAACTTTTCGCCTTCTTTTGTCAGTTTAGCGAATCCTAAATCTTTAATATTAATATACGCTCTCGGAGCGCTCGCATGTTTTACTGCCATTTACTTTTCCTCCTTATAAAAAATACCCTCGTATACACGAGAGCTTCTATATGTTTTGAATTCTTCTATATATTCAGGTTTTCCATTTGAAACGTTCCCCATTTTCAACTCAGACCATAAGACCTTTTGAATACGATTAGACAACTTATTTCGTAGTAGTCTTGCGTTATACGAATCGTTATACTTAACAAATACATCTATTTGTACAATGTAACTATACGCACGCTCATCACCGTCAGTATAAGTTGTAGGTATTGGGTCATCTATATCGTCAATAACTATGAAGGGCACATCAGCATCTTTGACATTAGGGTATTTGTTGAATTTAATATTATTGATATTTACGTGCTCTCTAATAATTCTGTCTTGACTAATCACTTCATGAACTTTGTACAAAATATCAATCACAATTTTTTCAACTCCCTTTTTAACGTCTCAAAATACTTATTTTGCCCTTGTCTAATCGCTCTATTAACGCCACCCATAGCTTTTGGTTTGATAAACTTTCCTGTACCTTTTTGAACATGTCCATTTTCAATTAAGTGTACCAATCTATAACGCTCTTTAGGTCCACGCCAATGAATTGTAATTGTACGCTTACCTTTTATCCATTCGGGTTCAGTGAAAGTCACCTCGTTTATCAATGCGCCTGTATCTTTTGATGGTTTAAGTTGCTTTTTCACTTCTTCAACAATGACTTTAGCCCCAGAAATCAACGCTCTATCTTGAACCTTCACCATTTCTTTCATACCAAAACGCTTTTCTAATTCGTTTTCTAGAGCCTTATCCCCCGTTACTTTTACACTCATGAACTATAACCTCCACGAATCATAATAAAATCTTTATTATCCAAGTCAGGTGATACCTGTTTTACATTTAATCGATTTTTAAAATACTTTGATTCGATTTCAAAATAATGCTCTTCGTTCGGTAAATAATCACCTCGAGGATCTCGAATATATATTCTGATATCGTTTTGTGTACCATTGGAGATCGCTTGTTCTAGTTCTCGTAACCAAACGCCGTCAACACTTGCCCAACAACTGTATAATAACTTTTCTTCTTTTTCTCCAGCTTCAGGACCAGCGTTTTCAACATATTGATAAAAATGAACACGCGTCTTTAAACGCCGAGTTGTTATTCTGGGTTTCTTAAATGCTTTCCTCATTCTCTGATACCTCCATGAGAGATAATGAAAAGTCTATTAAATCAGTTCTATAATTTTCATTGAAATGTTCTAATAAGTCTTGATAAGCGTATCTTGTGCGATTCAATATCAATTCTTGACCTGTTAAGTTGTCTAATTCAAACGTACCGCATTGATTTTTTAAACGGGTATATGACATTTTCAACAATTCTTTTAAAAGCTCATCTTCTGAATTGTAGTCGATTTTTTCAAGTGATTTGAATTTGACAAGTAAATCATCAACCGTCATTGTTTTCACCATTCAATAAGTTAATAATTTCACTTTTAACCATTGAACTAGAAATCTTTATTTCTAGTGAATTACCTAATTCTATCAATTCTTGTTTTGTTAGCTTATCTAATGGAACGATATAAACTTCGTCATACTTGTTTTTAACTTGATTCATTAGTAATTCAATTCTAGATGTGTTGTATCCTTTAGCTGGATACAACTCACCTACTTTATATTTACGATGATCATGTTCTGAATCTTTAAATTCTCTAATAACTTTGAATTTTACCATTTGTTCTCACCCCGCAAGAGTTTATAATGTTTCAGAATCTTCGTGAACTACTGGTTTTTGAGCTTTTAAATCCAATTTCCAAACAGCAGCGACTTTATTATCTTTCGCTTTACCATAAGCAAATTGTTTAGCAGTATATAAATCCATATCATCTAAAGCTAATGTTTCTTTAAATTTCTGGATATTAATACCTCCAGCTAAATAACCATCATACGAACCTTTAACATACGTTAAAACTTTACCTGCTTCTTGAGCTGTAGACTCAATAACATTCAAATTAAACGGTAATGCCGTAACGTATACACCGTTAGCATTTAAATGTGTATATTGAGCTTGAATCTCAAACGCATCTGATGGATTGACAACCATTGTCACATTCCCTTTAACTGCTACTGATTTTCCTTTCTCGTTAGTTGAGTGATACTTAAACACTTGCGTTAATTCGTTAACCGTAGCACGTGGATTAGCAAACGTAAGTGTACCTTCTTCTGCTTTCTCTGGATAAGCACCGTCAGTTACTGATACCCCTTTTTGTACTTGACGATTTAAGCCAATCGGTTGGTCTTTTCCAGTACCTTTTAAGAATGCAATTTCAAGCGCAACCGCAAACGCTTCTTCAATTTGAACACGAACAAATCGCTCAATCCAAGCTGGACCAAAATCATTTAGATCTTTTGGTAATACAACGAATGCTGTTAGTTTGTTTTGAATTGCCGTTTCTTCACTGAATGCAGCATCTAATTGACCTTTAATTTCGCCAAAGATTTTACCCCAAACAGCTACACCAGATGTTTCGGATTTCAAGAACTTCAAACGTAAACCAGCGTTCTTGATACCTAAGTCCGCCAATAACGGGTGATTTGTTGTTAAATCTTCAAAAATTCTATCGATTGTTTCTTCTGGTAAAAGTTTTTCGTCTTTATACCCGATGTTCTTATTGAACTCCATAAAGAAATTTCGTTGATTCGCACTTAAAGACTGTGATGATTTTGATAAACTAGATACTCTTTCAGCTTCTGCTTTAGCTTGCAGTTTCGTTTCTTCGAATAGTTGGTTAATCATGTCACCATATAATTCATTTTGTCTTTCTTGCGGTTCACCGTTATTTACAGCATTAATAAATTCGTTTTTCGCATTTGCGAATGTTTCCGATAAATTTATAGTCATTTTATGACCTCCTATATTTTTGTATTAAAAAAGGAATCTAGAAAATCCGTTTGCCGATATTTCACTACCCACAGCGTCTTTTTTAGATTCCTTTTCTTTCATATTTATTTTTTCAATTACTTTGTTTGCTATAGCGTCAATGTCGATATTGACCTCTGGCGCTTTACTCATGAGGGCAGTAACACGATTTATAACATCTTTCGACAATACATGTGCACCGCTTGCTACAATTTGCATTTTGTCATTTTCAAACATTTTACTATCGGCAAACCCTTGTTCAATGGCTTCATCAGCATTTAACCAGGTCTCCTTATCCATCATTTCGACAAGTTCTTGTTTGGTTTTCCCTGCTCTAACTGCGTATGCTTCAGCCATTATTTGAGCAACATGATCCAATGTTTCTGCAGCATGATTTAAGTCTTTCGCTTCTCCTTGTGCAATAGATGAAGGATTGTGAATCATCATTCTAGCAACCGGGCTCATTTCGATGTGGTCACCAGCCATTGCAATAAGCGATGCTGCGCTTGCTGCTATTGCTGTGATACGAACATTCACTTTGCCTTTATGAGCTCTTAAATGTGTATATATTTCACTACCAGCTACTAGGTTACCACCATTTGAGTTAATTATAACATCGATATCTTCATCGCTCGATTCCAACGGCGTCAGAACCTCTTTAGGACATGTTGAATCCATACCAAGCATTTCATAAACCCATTTGTCTTCGTTAGAAACGATTACACCTTTAATCTCTACTTTCATCTTCATCACCACCTTTCAAATCTTGCTCAATATCTTCTTTATCGCTATTTCCATCACTGTTAGCCTTTTCATAGTTCTTCGTAATTAAATACTCATCTAACTCCGGGTTATCGGATGGCTCTTCACCTAACATGATGCGTACTTCGTTTCTTGTGAACGATCCAGAACTCACAAGCTTGTCTATCGCTTCAGCATATTGAAGAGGGTCTTTTTTATTCACGCCTACAATTTCTATTCTTGTATCCTTTAAATACATACTTTGTGTTATAAGTTTGGCATTTAATTCATTTTGAATCTTCTTCAATAAAGGCGTTAAACAAAACTTTTCAAATACGAGTGTGTTTTTTTCTAAATCAGCTGCTTCTCCATAAATCAAACCTGGAGGTATACCAACCATTAATGCAACATTCTTTATTGCATCTCTCATTAGCTCACTCAATTCAGAAAAAGGCATGTTACTATTCTTACCACCATTAGATAATTCCTCATAATCAAAACCTTCTATCAAAGGCGCGATTGCTAGTTGGTTTTTATTAAAAGTATTGAATAATTTATTTGTGAACGCTTGTAATTTTTCTATATTCTTTTCGTCATATGCGCTAGAGGCAGATTTCAAAATCCCTCTTATTTGATAGTTTTTTAATTGTGCACCTATCATTCTTCCGAATATTTTCCCGTAATCTTCGAATAGACTTTCTACAAAGTGTGTCACTTTATTGTTGTTGTACTTTAAATATATGACCTCTTGCATTGTGAAAGTACGTTGATAAGTAAAATCCTTAACCGTTACATCTTTGAATATATCATCATACAAAGCGTACTCTTCTCTGTAAAAGCTATCTGCGATAAGTAATTCTTTGCTGTCACTTACTACGATTAAAACCTCGTTATCATAAATTAGTTTATATATAACTTGTTGCCAAAAACTATCGCTTGATAAGTCAGTATTTGGTTTTATATTTAACTTGTAGTAAACATCATTCTTTTGAATTCTATTACCTTCCAGTACTTTAAAATGACTTTGAGCGACAGCTCGTGCAACAAATTCAATACAACTATCAATCGCTAAACGTTTCACATACGCTTGTTGTGATAGATCTTCTATCATATCTAAATCAAGCATATATGATATATCTTTCCTAGTTTTAAATATCTTTTCTAGAATACTCATGTCTCACCTCCTCTATTAGAAATCTATACTCATTAATGCATCAAGCGCTTTAGACATGTCTTTGTCTACTATATCGTCTGCTCTATATAATGCGTGAACAAAAGCCATGAACCCATCGGTTTTTCTTCTATTTTCATCTTTTTTAATATATTCTTTATTACCATCGGGTTTAACCTTTACTGCAACATTATTAGTAAACCAACGCATTAATGGATCATCTCCATATATTACGTTATGTTTCGCAAACATTGTATCGATACGTGGTGCAAGTAATCCATGTATTGCTTTTGGATTTCTAAGTACTTCAAGTTTTATACCAGCATCCTCAAACGCACGTCTTACAATATCAGTTCTATAATTATCAGCTATGACTTTTTCAAGCCCATATTTTTCTCTAGCCTTTAAAAACCAATCGACCATATATTCAATTTCAATAACATCATCATCCACGATAGTTAGTAAACCCATCTTTTCCCATTCTTTAATAGGCGGCTCTAATTTAACATCATCTAAAAATCCTTGCCTTACAAATGAATGACTTAGCCAAATATAATCATCGTTTTTTCGGAACAATAGACCTACACTTGCAAAGTCTCGAACGTTAGCGAAATCTAAGCCACCAATACACATTTGATTATCCAAATTTGGCATCTCTCGATTTGTGGCAACAATTTCTTCCCACGGTGCTATAACCTTTTCAAGGTCAACCTCAGGTAAATTCATGCGTTTAGTCATAAATTCAGGTTTATTTGAGCGATTGAACGGTAAGTCGTTATATTCTTCTTCAATTGTACTTAGTAGTGTTTTAGCATAATCTGACAACGGTTTATGTAACATTGGATTTGCTTTTTCCCACATTTCCCTGTCGTCAACTTCTTTTGGATCATCCAACTTACAATAAAAAGCAAATAACCTACTATTTTTAACTTTGCCGTTTAACACACTAGTTATTTTTTGTTTCATTGAATCAATATAACCTTCTCTAACAAAACCATCAGTACTTATATAAAACGTTCTTCTATTTTTCTTTTTACCTAATCCACCACGTTTAACATTTACCATTTCAGGACCAAAGAAATAATGAATTTCATCAAAAATAACACACCCTTCACGTCCACCATCCTTGGTTTTTGTGTTTGATGTGTTATATCGAATAACTGATTTAGTTGCACGGTTTATTATTTCTGTTTTACTAACTTCATAAGGTGCTTTTGGTGTTTTACCCGTCTTATTTCGTTTGTTCTCAATTAAAACGGTTCTGATTTCATCAAATGATGTTTTTGCTTGTTCTTCACTGTTGGCAACAATAGAGATATGATATTCTTTAACACCATGCAAAGGCGTAGAAAGGAAGTCACTAATAGCACTTATAAGACCATTCTTCCCGCCTCCGCGTCCCATGAAAATAGCGAATTCTGTAAAGAAAGCCTCATCTGTATTTTTATCTATAAGAAATATATTCGCTATGATAAACCTTTGAAAGGGTAATGTTGGAAAATACCACTTTTCAATAAATTTGATACAATCCTCGATTTTCTGTTCATCAAAATATACATCATTTCGTGAATATATATGAGTTCTCAGATAATTAAATAAATCTATTCTTTCTTTATTTAAAATTATCTTTCCTTGTTTCCATAAATTGATATATTCATCAACGTATTTATTACTAATCATAGGTAATCATCAGACGGTGTTTCTGTGTCTTCTTTCTCTTCGGGCAATAAATCCGATAATTGTTTAATTATTTTTTGATATGCAGCATCTCTAGCATTAAATAGTTTAGCTACTGGTCTTTCTCTTTCATATGGTGGCGCCTTTTCAGATTGAGTAAATAAATCATAGTCACCTTTTTCTTTTATGTCTTCCCACATGTAATCAAGCATTACACGTAATCTTGCTGCTTGAATAATTAAACCATCAACTACTTTTAATTTATTGCTAGGTATGTCTTTATATAATACTTGCAGCCTTTCTTTTTCTTTAAGCACTAAGTTTTCATCAACTATAATCTCCATTTCATCACCTGCCTTAAAAATGGTTATAAGAGGGGGGTTATACGTGGATTTTTAAAATTATCGCGAAGTCGAGCCCCTGCCCGTTCCCCAAGCGTTTTGATCGCTTTTGATTTTTTTGACCCGGGGGTATTTACCATTTTTCATCTTTCCATTTATTTTCTTTTTTTATAAATCTCTTTTCTTTTTTGTTGTGACATTTAATACACAGTGTTTCTAAATTGTTCAAATCATGAGCAAACTCCGGATGATGTTCTAGCGATAATATATGATCTACATCCAACGACTTATGTTTGCTTTTGTCATATGTCGTTAACTTGCCATCTCTCTTACATTGTTGGCATTCATAATTATCTCTTTCTAGTACTCTTTTTCTTGTTAATTGCCATTCTTTAGACTTATAGAATCGTATCCGTTTATCTTTAGTCATCATAACGTTTCACCTCAACACAAAAGACATCACGTTATGTGATGTCTCCAACTCATATGTTTAATTCTTCTTTTAACGCTCGCTGTAAGGTTTGACTAAAGTTAATACCTTTCTCTTTACCTAAAACAACCATGTATTGAGGCAATGTAACCATCTTATTCACTGTCTTATTCTCTTCTTTAATCCTAATGAGTCTAGTATCAACAGTGACTAATTGTAATTGTTCATTGTCAGCAATGTCATTAATGAGTGATCTATATTCAGATGGTTTAGGTATATCATCACCGTCATCTTCCATCACTAACAAATGACCTTCTAATGCGTCCTGTGCCATAAACACCGCATCTTCAATGTTATTACCATATGTTATTGCTCCTGGTAAATCTGGAAAGTATACATTATAATCATCGCCTTCTTGTTGTAAGACTGCATAGAAATGATACTTCATATTCATCCCTCCATATCAAGAAGATGCAAGAGGACTATAACAGTCCTGCTTGCTTTAAGATTGAGCGTTCTGTCCCGCGTGGTAAATCTTTCTTCGGATGCGGAACCGTGACTTTACCTTTACGATTTGGATGTTTGAAGTGGTGATGACTACCGACCACTCTAACCAGATACCAACCGTCTTGCTCAATCTTCTTAATAACTTCTTTTGATGAGCTCATCTTGATTTACCTCCTACATATATTATAACATACGTTTTGCAATCAGAAAAGAATAAACATAAAAAAGACACACCGCTTAGCGATGCGCCTCTTGTACATGCGTCGTATTAACATTTAATAACTTTATACATTAACCTGATACTACCATAATAAACCATTTTACTGCGGACTTACATAGGGTGAAAGTCCGCTACACATAACCAATATACTTTGCTAACTTATCGATCAGTGCATTTCTTCTACGCAATATACTTGTCTTACTTGTACCAAAGTAATCTGCTATATCTTCCCATTCATAACAACCAATTGGACAATCCCAATATCTAAACCTTAATAACTCAAGTGTATCCTCATCACTTTCATCTATCAGTCTATCTACACCATTAACTATATTTCTTAATGTATTATATCTATTATCACTAAACTTTTTTATTGCACATCGTTCAATCGGATTACCTGGCAAATTGCTTTTTCCAGCTCCTGCATTATCCGGTTCATGAGTTTCAAGTAATTCATATTCTCGCATCTTCATCTCTCTACGATAATCATCGATATGTTTAATATATTCTTCTAGCTTCTTGATATCGTGTTTCTCAATCTTTATCATTCAATATAATACCTCCGATTATATAAATTACTTTTTAATATCGTTATTCATTCGCTTTAACTCAACCCTGTAGTCTTCTAACCCGTTGTATCCTTTAGTTTTAACTACTTCATCAAGTAGATAATCATTCATATATCTGAGCGCTTGTATCTCTCTTGCACGATCACTATTAATACTGATACAAACCAATAGCAATATAGCGAATACAATAGTCATAGCAATCCACATCACTCACTTACCTCCGCTCTATGTTTATACTCACTTGGCGCCTCTACATCATCATTAGCCGTCATCATAATATATACTTGCTCAGTTACATACTTACCTAGCTCATACATTGCTAGTAAGAATAATAGTCT